CTATGACGGCGATGGCTTGCCAGAACTGCGCAAGGTCTGCTGCATGGGCAGTGGCTACAAGGTGGTTCGCAACCTGCCGGCCAGCTACATCCCGTTTGCTGACTTTCCATGTGACCCAGAGCCGCACACCAGCCCACTGGAAGCGATGTCAATTTTTGACATCACGCATGACCTGCAAGAGATCAAGTCTGAGATTCTTAGAAACACGCTGGACAGCTTGGCTCAGTCGATCCACCCGCGCACGGCGATTGTTGAGGGCCAAGTCAACATTGACGATGTGCTGAACAACGAAACCGGCGCGATTATCCGTATGCGTGCGCCTGGGATGGTGCAAGCCATGTCCACACCATTTGTGGGTCAAGCCGCATTCCCGATGCTGGAGTACATGGATCAGATCCGCGAAGACCGCACCGGCATGAGCAAAGCGGCGATGGGTTTGAACGCTGACGCATTGCAATCAAGCACCAAGGCGGCGGTGGCCGCCACAGTGTCGGCCAGCCAGAGCCGCATCGAACTCACAGCCCGAATTCTGGCCGAGGGGATGAAAAAGCTGTTCAAGGGCATTTTGTTCTTAGTGGTCACGCACCAGGACAAGGCTCGGATTGTGCGTATGCGCAACGAGTTTGTGACCATCGACCCAAGCCATTGGGAAACCAGCATGGACGCCAGCATCAACATCGGGTTGGGCAACGGCGACACCAACGAGCGCTTGCAAGGTCTGATGATGATCATGGCCAAGCAAGAGCAGATCTTGAAAGAGCTTGGCGCACAAAACCCACTGGTTACGCCGCAGCAATTTTCAAATACCCTGCGCAAGATCGTGGAGTTGTCTGGGTTTAAGGATGCGTCCAGCTACTTTAGTGACATCCCTGCCGACTATGTGCCGCCAGCGCCACCCGCGCCGAAGGCAACGCCCGAGGAGTTGCTGGCACAGGTGCAGGCCGAGTCCATCAAGGCCGACATCCAGAAGAAGGCGGCAGAACTTGAGCTAAAGCGCCAGCAAATGATGATGGATGACGATTTGAAGCGTGACCAGATGGCCCAAGACCTGTACCTCAAAAAGTACGAAATTGAGTTAAAGTTCAAGTCACAGATCAGTACGGCTGAGATCGATGCGGCTCAGAATATTGATCGTGAAGCAATTCGTCAGCAGGCAGCGCTGGCCCAGCAGCAGGCGGCTCAGTTTATTGAGCAGCAGCAGCAGCCCCCGATGCAGCCGATGATGCCCCCATCAACCTTTCAAGGAATGGCTCAGTGAGTACAAACGAAGACCAGGTAAACAAAGGCCGTAAGGCCAAGCAGCTACTTGAGGACGAAACCCTCAACGCTGCAATTGAAAAATTGGAAAATGACCAACTTTGGGCATTTCGATCCTCGAAACCTGAAGAGTCTGTGAAGCGGGAGACAGCGTGGTGCATGTTGCAAGCCATTAGTGGCTTAAAGCAAGAGTTGACCAAAGTAATGGACAACGGAAAGATTGCACAGAGCGCTATCACTAAATCACAGAAAAATCTAATTTAAGAAAATACTATGGCAGAAATACAAGCAACGAATTTGGCCGATGCGGCCAGTGCAATCTCAGCAATGTTGGCCCCTGAAGAAGGACAAGCGCAAGTTGGTGAGACGCAGTCAGCCGAAGAGTCCGAAGAGGACTTAGAGGCAGCGGCTTCTGAGGATGATGAGTCTGGTGTGGAAGACGCGCCAGATGAAGAAACCTCAGAGGAACAGTCTGGAGAAGAGGAAGAGCAAGAGGAGCAAGAACAGCCACAGACTTTCACCGTCAAGATTGACGGTAAGGAAGTCGCTGTGACGCTGGACGAACTCCAAAAAGGCTATTCAAGGACTCAGGACTACACCCGAAAAACGCAGCAGATCGCCGAGGTGCGAAAGCAAGTCGAGGCAGAGACGCAGGCAGTTCGGGCCGAGCGTGGACAGTACGCTCAATTGTTGGGAGCATTGCAAGCCCAGCTTCAGGCTTCAGAGCCGCAGGTCGATTTGGATCGTCTTTATAACGAAGACCCAATCGAGTGGGTGCGGCAAAAAGAGGTTTTGCGGGAGCGACAGGAGAAGGCATACGCTATTCAGGCCGAGCAGCAGCGTCTTATCCAGTTGAGTCAGCAAGAGCAGCAGCAGTCTATGCAGCAGCATCTGGAAAGCCAGAAAGATGCGCTGTTGGCGGCACTGCCAGAGTGGAAAGATCCAAAGAAAGCAAAGCTTGAAAAAGCGATGCTGATTGAGTCTGCCAAGTCTGCCGGTTTTTCTGATGAAGACTTGAAGAGTGTTTACGATCACCGGCTGGTTTTACTGCTGCGAAAAGCGGCACTGTTCGACCAAATGGTAAGTAAGCGTCAAGGCATTAAGCCTGTGGTGAACAATGGCCCACGACCAGCCAAGCCAGGAGCAGCGGGTCGGGTTTCGACAACAAGTGAGGTTACTCGCGCACAACAGCGTCTTGCAAAAACTGGCCGTGTCGATGATGCGGCTGATGCAATTTACAAACTTTTAAGATAGGGAAAAATCATGGCTATCGTTAGCAATACATTCCTGACTTACTCTGCAAAGGGTATTCGGGAAGATCTTAGCAATGTGATCACCAACATTGCGCCTGAAGAAACGCCTTTTATGTCCAACATTGGACGCGAAACTGTGACCAATACTCTGTTTGAATTTCAAACAGATACATTGGCTGCAGCCGCTGCCAACGCCCAGCTTGAGGGTGATGATGTCGGCACTTTTGATTCCGTGGTCGCCACTGTTCGCGTGCAGAACTACTGCCAGATCAGCCGCAAGACTATTGTCTTGTCAGCTACTGAAGAAGTAGTAAATAAGGCAGGCAGACGCTCTGAACTAGCATACCAAATAGCTAAAAGGGGTTCGGAGCTAAAGCGTGACCAAGAATTCATCATGTTGTCAAACACTGGTGCAGATGCTGGTAACTCAACTACTGCGCGTAAGACGGGTTCTTTGACGGCCTTCTTGAAGACCAACATTGACTTTGACACCACCAATGGTGCAAGCCCAACTTACACGACCCTGCCTTCCGCTGCCCGTACAGATGGCACTGTTCGCACCTTCACTGAAACCATTCTCAAGAATGTGATTCAGAAAGTGTGGACTGCTGGCGGCACGCCAAAAATTCTGATGGTTGGCCCTGTGAATAAGCAGCGCGTTTCTGGCTTTGCTGGTATTGCTTCAAGCCGATTCAATGTTGACGGCGGTGCAAAGCCCGCCACATTGATCGGTGCAGTTGACATTTATGTCTCTGATTTTGGCAATGTGTCTGTGATTGCCAACCGCTTCCAGCGTGAGCGTGATGCGTTTGTGCTTGACCCTGACTACGCCAAGATGACTGTGCTGCGTCCTTATCAGCAGATCGAACTGGCCAAAACAGGCGATGCCGACAAGCGCATGCTGCTGGTCGAATACGGCCTGAAGGTGTTGGCAGAGAATGCTCACGGCTTGGCCGCTGACTTGGTTACTTCTTAACAGTAAGCAACGGGAAGGGCCAGAGAAATCTGGCCCTTTTTTAAATGATTGACAAAAGACTATTTAGCGAAAACAAAGATCAAGGCATCACCCGCTACTGGCATGAGAATACTAATACCGGCGATGTGACCATTGAGACTGAGCAAGACATCACGGCAGTCATTGAGGCCAACAAGGCCGTCTACAACGCTGTGGACGGCAAGGCCAACTGGAATGGAGAGTGGCACTTGGTGGCATCCATACCCGAGGCTCTCTATTACAAGATGAAAGCTGAAGGCAAGATCGATGATCAGGAGTACATGAAGCGGTGGCTCAACGACTCCGACAATCAGTTCTTTAGAACACGACCTGGGAAAGTATGAACTACATTGCGGTCTGCACTCCAGCACGGGACATGGTTCACACCATGTACAGCTACGACTTGGTGAACATGGTCGCGTATCACACGATCAACACCAATGACGCTGTGAGCCTCAAGATCTCTCAAGGCACATTGATTGCCAACCAGAGGGCAGAGTTGTCACTGGACGCAATGGCCGAGGGCTGCACCCACATCCTGTTCATTGACTCTGACATGCGGTTTCCGCAAGACATGATTGAGCGCCTTTTGAAGCATGACCTAGATATTGTGGCGACCAACTGCGCACGGCGTAGAATGCCCACTGGCCCGACAGCGCAGCTTTACAAAGAGAACGGCGACAGAGAACTGGTTTGGACGATGCCAGAGTCCACCGGACTGCAAGAGGTGGGGTCTGTGGGTATGGGCGTGATGCTCATCAAGGCCAATGTCTTTGCGGCACTGGCCGAGCCTTGGTTTGAGACGCCTTGGCGCGTGGACAAACGAGGCTATGTTGGTGAGGATGTCTTTTTCTGTCAGAAAGCAGCGGCTGCTGGCTTTAAAATATGGATTGATCACGATGTCTCCAAAGAGATTGGCCACATCGGGACTTTTGAATTCAAGCATGACCACACCTGGGTGATGAAAGAAATAAAGGCAGTCTGATGGCTCTGACAACCTACACCGAATTGAAGGCATCCATTGCAGACTGGCTCAATCGGTCAGACCTGACGGCCGCCATTCCTGACTTCATCTCTCTGGCCGAGGCGCAGATGGAGCGCACACTGCGCACCAGACAGATGATCGTCAGGGCCAATGCGTCATTCAATGCCGAGTACGGCGCAACGCCGAATGACTTTTTGGAGGTCAAGTCCTTCAAGCTCAGTGGCACTAATCCAGTTACCCCGCTGTCGTTTATGACTATAGATGCGCTGGATGCAGAGGCAACAAAATTCACAGCCAGTGGCAGGCCAAGTTTCTTTGGCGTGGTTGGCCAACAATTCAGACTTGTGCCAACACCAGACACCAACTATGCGACTGAGTTGACTTACTACGCAAAAATAAGCAAGTTGTCGGCATCGGTGGCCACCAACTTTATTTTGGAGTCCAGCCCTGATGCCTATTTGTACGGAAGTCTGCTGCAAGCTGCGCCATACCTTCAGGATGACAATAGAATTCAGGTGTGGGCAACGCTGTATGAGCGCGCCTTGACTGACCTGCAAGTTGCTGATGACCGAGGTGCGACATCAGGCGGTGCGCTTTTAACCCGTGCAAAAACTTTTGGATAAATATGATTACGACCACCAAAGGCGAGATGGACGAATCATTGCTGGAAAAGCGTGAGGGGTCATTGGATAACGATACCGAGACAACGACTTGGGTCGAGTACTGGCTTGATGGCGAGTTAGTGCATCGATCTGTCCACATGGCGCTCAAGCGCGGTGTTTTTGCTGATGGCATCACTGAACAAATTTAAGGAAATAAATCATGGCAAATACCCAGGCGATGTGTACCAGCTTCAAAGGTGAACTGCTTGTCGGTCACCACAACTTTGGCACTGGCGTGACCCGTGGCTCCACTGCTGCCGACACCTTCAAGGCTGCGCTGTACTTGGCATCTGCCACAGTCAATGCGGCCACTACGGCCTACAGCGCTACCAATGAGGTGAGTGGCACTGGCTACACTGCCGGCGGCGTCACAGTGACCTTTGGCACGGCGCCAAGCACCAGCGGCACTACAGCCTTTGTGACCCCCAGCGCCAGCATTAGTTACTCTGCTGTCACGCTGTCCACGGCGTTTGATGCTGTCCTGATCTACAACAGCACTCAGTCGAATAAGGCGGTCAGCGTCCACACCTTTGGCTCACAGACTGTGACTGCTGGAACATTCACGCTGACCATGCCAACCAATGACGCCAGCACCGGCCTGATTCGGCTGGCTTAACCAAGGGGCAGCGGCATGGCTGCTTATGGGTCAGGCTATTACGGCCTTGGTGCTTACGGAATAGGCAATGTTGTCATCAGCGGCAACCAGGCGACTGGTGCTGCTGGCACATTGCTGGCTGACAGGTCTGTCCAAGAA